CGAGGAACGTACCTATACAGGTAGGATGAATGTAATAAAAGGTCTTAAGGGCAATGAGAGGGGTCGTATAGCGGCTGAAGCACTACGCAAGGCAGGGTACATCACGCTGAAGACTAAGCAAGGCTACAAGTGCTTTAATGTAGATCGTGTGCTAGGTTTTGTGGCAGGTGGCAGACGTATATTTGGATTAGGGACTGAGGTATAATAATGATTAAACGATGTAAAATGAACTGGGAAACAGAAGAACACAATTTTGAGTTTAATACGTGTGGAAGTTCTCTTGAGTCCCTAGACTTCTTAGGTGACTTTATTGGTTCTCTTAATGCTTTGTATAAGAAAATATCAGAAGAACATTATTATGGAGAAATACCAAATGTATTTAAAGTTAGAGGTGGTTGCATGCATACTGTGATTGAAGGGAAAAAGTAATGTCTCTACCCCCTTCGATGGAAATGGAGCTTATGAACTTAGGGTTGATAAGATCTGACTTAGAAGAACTTAGTAGTATAGCTAGGCAGACAGGCTTCCACGAAACAAGAGCTGAGATTAAGGCTTGGCATGATACATTAATATTAGATGGAAAGGTTATGTTCTGATGACAAAGATAAAACTACATGGTGACTTTATACTTGCGAGTGAGGTGATGGGTATATTAACCGATATTATGTACTCTAAAGACCCTGTTTTAGATGCAGGTAATTTCAAGAGAGATATAGTACACCAGAAATATAATATAGGAGATAAGGAAGAATGAATAATTATAAACCATATTACAGGACAGATAAGATGAAACAAGAAGAACTAAGAACGGCAAAGTATATAACTATTCTATTCTTTATGATGATATTGTTCTCATTTATAGGATTTGCTTTCGTGTTAGTTAAGGCAATGCTATATATGACTGGTCTATTCTTATGAACAACCAAGACATACTAGATATGTGCAGAAGGTTAGCCAGTAAGTACTACAACCATCAGGACTATGACGATATAGTATCTGAAGGGGTAGTGTTATGTTTAAAGTTGAGGGCAGAGGGTATTACACAACCATACAAGTTATATTATAACGCACGTACTGCTATGTATGAGTATGTAAACGTAGGTATGTCTAAACTTAGCTACCCAAAAGGTAGATCTGGTCGAACTTTTAGTGATGAGGATAACACAGAATATGTAGATGCGGAAGAAACTCAAATACCTACAGAAGACTTGTTTGGTTCTTATGAGCTGAAAGATTCTATAGAAGTACTAAAGAAACACCTAAGTAAAAAAGAGTGGAAGGTATTTATTACTTTGTATAACAATAACAACAACTTATCTCACGCTTCTAAAGAACTTGAGTTGTCTAGAATGAGCTTAAATAACATAAGAAACGAAATCCGTAATAAACTTGTAACAATTTGTGATCTTACACTTTAGGTTAAAAGGACATTATAAGTATATACCTACTTAAGTATTAACATAAGTTTACGCTTATACGTATTACGCAGTAAAGAAAGAAACGTAAGTATGACTATAGTATATGAAGATTATAATTTAAAGCACCAACCATGTCCCTTCTCGTCGTGCGGATCGAGCGATGCGTTTTCTTATGAAACAAATAAGAAGGTAGGGTACTGTCATTCTTGTGGCGGTAAGTACTCTTATAAATCTGTAGGTTTACAAAATTGGGCAGAAGATAAGTATCCGACTAATAAAGAAAGTAACTATATGAACGTAACAGAGTTTACACCTAAAAGAATAGAAGACCATTCAGAAGGAAAGTATGAAGCCATGAGAGGTATTCATGCAAGTACTATGCAAGACTACAACGTAATTACGTATGACGACAGACAAGAATATATATACCCGTCTGGGGGAATTAAGGTACGTAAGTTAGGAGAGAAAGCGTTCTACGCTAAAGACGGATTCAAAGGTGATGAACTCTTTGGTATGAACTTATACCCTGCTGGTTGTAGTAAGATAGTTACAATAACAGAAGGCGAACTAGACGCACTATCGGTTTGTCAAATGACACAAAACCAATACTTAAACCCTGCTGTGTCGCTACCTTCAGCTACACCATCTAAAAGATTATGGGAAAACTGTAAGGATTGGTTAGGTAGCTTTGAGAAGATAATCTTATCTGTAGATAATGATGATGCAGGTAATGCTTTAGCTGATCGTATGGCTAGACTATTTCCTAACAAAGTTTACCGCGTACAACACGGCGAGTACAAAGATGCTAATGACTTTTTACAGGCAGGTAAGGAAAGAGAGTTTAAGAGTTTATGGTGGAAACCACTTAAGCATACACCAGAAAATATACTTAATACTTCTGACCAGTTTCTTAAGTTGTATGATGAAACTCCAGAGCATGTATACTATAAGACGGGCATCGAGGCGTTAGACGATAAGATATTAGGTCTAATGCAGGGTCACTTCACAGTGTTTAAAGCTCCTACAGGTATAGGTAAGACTGAGCTTATGAGGTACATGGAATATAGTATGTTACAACAAAATATACCTATTGCCGCATGGCACTTAGAGGAGACTAAATTAAGGTCTCTACTAGGGCTTGTGTCGTATGAGGTAGGTGACAACCTAACAAGACGTGACTTGATTGAAGAGAAGCAAGCTGATGGCCTTGTACGCGAAGCTATAGGTAACATAACTAAAGATGAAAACTTCTATCAGTTCTACTTAGGGGATGGTCAAGGTGCGGATGAACTAATAGACCAGATAAGATTCTTTAGCCAAGCGTGTGACTGTAAGTTTGTATTCTTTGAGCCTATACAAGACGTGGTTGTAGGTACATCAGAAGATAGTAAAGAGTCTATGTTAGCTGACTTATCTATACGACTATCTAAGTTAGCCGCAGAGCTTAACGTAGGTATTGTAACTATTGCCCACACCAATGAAAACGGAGATCCAAAGTATTGTAAGATGATTGGTCAACGTGCATCTGTTATTATAGACTTGCATAGAGACAAAGAAGCTGACAACATAGAAGAACGTAACACGACTTACCTAAAGGTTGAGAAGAATAGACCTTGTTCAGAAGAAGGACAAGCAGGTAAGTTATCATTTGATCTAGATACATTTATGTTGAGGGAGATTTTATAATGACTAAAGCGAGAGAGTGGAGTGACGAAGAAAAGCAATGGATAACAGACAACTTATCTTATGTACCTGAAACTGGTGATATTGTTTGGAAAGAGGGAGCAAGTATTTTTAATAACAGAGTTAGAGCAGAGGGTACTATAGCAGGGTCACTTCAAACTACAGGTTACTTAGTTATGGGTAGGTGGGCAAAAGAAAAAGGAAAGGTTGTTACATATAGGGTTCACAGAATTGTTTGGTTTCTTAATTATGGGGAAGTGCCTAGTATCTTAGATCACATAAATGGAAATAAGTCAGATAACAGGATAGAAAACTTAAGACCCACTACACAAGCACTTAACCTAAGAAATCAAAAATCAAGGAAGGGTTCTACTTCAAAATACAAAGGTGTTTATTATGATAAAAAAAATGATTCATATAGGTCGTCGATAAAAATAAACCATGAATATATCCATATAGGTAGGATTAAATTTGAGAAAGAAGCCGCAGAGATGTATGACAGGTGGATAGAAGATAACTTGACCCCTCTTCAAAGGGAGTATGCAAAAACAAACAAAGAGTTAGGATTACTGTAATGCCAGTATTTGATATAGAAACAGATGGGTTTAACCCCACAAAGATACACGTTGTGTCGTGGATGGATGATGATGGTTATCTACATTCTACCCACAACTATGAATTGATGCGTGAGTTCTTTCTCAATGCAGATACACTTATAGGTCACAACATAGTTAGGTATGATGTACCTGTAGTAGAAAGAATACTTGGTATAAAGTTAGATGCTAGGATTATAGATACGTTGCCTATAGCTTGGTACATAAACCACGCTCAAAAGTCTCATGGATTAGCACAGTATGGTATTATGTATGGTGTACCTAAACCTGAGATTGACGACTGGGAAGGTTTATCTCCAGAGGAATATAAGTATAGATGTGAGGAAGACGTTAAGATCAACACAAGACTGTGGCGTGATCTAAACCTTAAGTTAAACAAACTATACCCCGTCAGTGGAAATAAGGATAAACTTATTGACTACCTTACATTCAAGATGGACTGTGCTAGAGAACAGGAGACCCTTCAGTGGAAATTGGATGTAGAGAAAGCAGAAGGTTACTTACAAGAGTGGGAGAAGCTAAAGGCTGAGAAGACAGAGTTACTTGCTGATGCTATGCCACGTAAGATTATTACAGCAGTACGTAATAAACCAAAGGTTATACATAAGAAGGATGGATCTCTATCATCTATTGGAAAGAAATGGGTTGAGTTGTGTAAAGAACAGAAACAACCACAAACTACAAAGTCTCTAACAGTTAAGACAGGCGAAGAAAGGGCTAACCCTAACAGTACAGATCAAGTTAAGGATTGGTTGTTTTCTCTAGGTTGGAAACCACGTACTTTCAAGTATCTAACTGATAAGAAAACAGGAGATACAAGAAGATTAGAGCAAGTACGTAAGGATGCAGACTTATGTAAGTCAGTTAAAGTATTAGCAGAAATAGAACCT